CGAGGCTTGCCGGATCGTCGGTGGCAGCCAGGCCAACCAGATAGGCTTTGCCGGTGTCGGCAAATTTGGTGCTGACTTCCATGGAGGTGAAAAGCTTCTGGCCCTGCTTTACCAGCGCCACAAGGGAATCTGTCGGCAGGATGTCGGCATACAGCGCCAGCTTTCCGGCCAGCGGACCGTCTGTGATCTCCTCGGTGCCCAGCGCGCTTACCGTGCCGTAACGGTTAAAGGTGCTGTCCGGCGAGTACGATTTGATGTGTTCAAGATTGATGGTCGCGGTGTAAACCGCCGGGTTGTAGGCGGCGGCCATCTGCTCCAGCCATTCGCGGGAAATTTCGCGTCCGTCCGTGGTGGCACCTTCCACCCCGATACGAAAACGCTTTGCTTTAACTGCCATAGGTCAGGCTCCGTTGGGTAAATCGCTTTGAAGCCTTATGTTTGCGGTTCATAGGGGGGCGAAACAACGCGGGCACGTTGTGCGGGCAGCCACACAATGAGGGACGGCAGAAAAGGCTTCGACGGAGCCGTATTTTGGGGCCATGACAACGACACTCGCCCCCGAAGACCTCGATCCCCGCAGGCAGGCCATGCTGCTGTACTTTCAGGGATACCGAATCGCCCGCATTGCTGAAATGCTGGGAGAGAAACCCGCAACCGTTCACAGCTGGAAGAAGCGCGACAAGTGGGGCGATTATGGCCCGCTTGACCAGATGCAGCTGACCACCGCCGCGCGCTACTGCCAGTTGATCATGAAGGAGACAAAAGAAGGGAGAGACTTCAAGGAGATTGACCTGCTGGCGCGTCAGTCCGAGCGCCATGCCCGCATCGGCAAGTTCAGCAACGGCGGCAATGAGGCGGATCTCAATCCGAACATAGCGAACCGCAACAGCGGGCCGCGCAAGCCGCCGGAAAAGAACGTGTTTACCGACGAGCAAGTGGAGAAATTACAGGAGATTTTCCACGGCTCCATGTTCGGCTACCAGCGCCAGTGGTGGGATGCGGGCAACAAGCACCGCATCCGCAACGTGCTGAAGTCGCGCCAGATTGGTGCCACCTACTATTTTGCGCGTGAGGCGCTGCTGGATGCGCTGACCACCGGACGCAACCAGATTTTCCTGTCAGCGAGCAAGGCGCAGGCGCACGTTTTTAAGCAGTACATCATCGAGTTCGCAAAAGAGGTGGACGTAGAGCTGAAAGGCGACCCGATGACGCTCAGCAACGGCGCGTGCCTGTACTTTCTCGGCACCAACGCCCGCACCGCGCAGAGCTATCACGGCAATCTGTATCTGGATGAATACTTCTGGATCCCCAAGTTTCAGGAGCTGCGCAAAGTTGCATCCGGCATGGCGCTGCACAAGAAGTGGCGCCAGACCTATTTTTCCACCCCGTCCAGCCTCACGCACAGCGCCTATCCGTTCTGGTCCGGCGGCCTGTTCAACCGGGGCCGCGCCAAGGCGGACCGCGTGGACATCGACCTGTCGCACATGAACCTGTCGCCTGGCCGCTTCTGCGATGACGGCCAGTTCCGCCAGATTGTCACCGTTGAGGACGCCGTGCGCGGCGGCTGTAACCTGTTTGACCTCGACCAGCTGCGACTCGAATACAGCCCGCCGGAATACCAGAACCTGCTGATGTGCGAATTTGTGGACGATCTGGCGTCCGTGTTCCCGCTGCAGCTGCTGCAGAAGTGCATGGTGGACAGCTGGGAGGTGTGGGCCGACTTCGAAGCGATGGCGCTGCGCCCGTTCGGCTGGCGCGAAGTGTGGATCGGTTACGACCCGGCGAAAGGGACCCAGAACGGCGACAGCGCCGGGTGCGTGGTAATCGCCCCGCCTGCCGTGCCGGGCGGCAAGTTCCGCATTCTGGAGCGCCACCAGTGGCGCGGCATGGACTTCCGCGCGCAGGCTGAATCCATCAAAAAGCTGACGCAACAGTACAACGTGACCTATATCGGCATCGACTCCACCGGCGTCGGCCTCGGCGTGTACGAGAACGTGAAATTGTTTTTCCCGGCGGTGAAGGAGTTTGTTTATAACCCGAACGTGAAAAACGCCCTGGTGCTGAAGGCGTTCGACATCATCAGCAGCGGGCGCCTGGAGTTCGACGCCGGGCACCTCGACATCGCGCAGTCATTTATGGCAATCCGCCGCGCCACCACGGCCAGCGGCAACCGCCCGACCTACGAAGCCAGCCGCAGCGAAGAAGCGAGCCACGCCGATCTGGCGTGGGCGACCATGCACGCGCTGGCAAACGAACCGCTACAGGGCGAAGCCGCCCACACCGGCAACATTATGGAGATTTTTTAAATGAGCAAACGCAGGAACCGCACGCGCACGCAGCCCGTGCAGCAGCAACAGATGACCGGCGGCCCGGCGGCGGAAGCATTCACCTTTGGCGACCCGGTGCCGGTGCTGGACCGCCGCGAGCTGCTGGACTACGTGGAATGCGTGGTCATGGATAAGTGGTACGAACCGCCGGTGAGCTTTGACGGGCTGGCGCGCACGTTCCGTGCCGCCGTGCATCACAGCTCGCCGATCAACGTGAAGCGCAACATCCTGACCAGCACCTTCATTCCCCACCCGCTGCTGAGTCAGCAGGCGTTTAGCCGCTTTGTGCAGGACTATCTGGTTTTCGGCAACGCCTATCTGGAGAAGCGCACCAACAGGCTCGGCGGTGTGCTGGCGCTTGAGCCGGCACTGGCAAAATTCACCCGACGCGGCACCGATTTAGACACCTACTGGTTCGTGCAGTACGGCATGAACACCCAGCCCTACGAGTTCACCAAAGGCAGCGTTTTTCACCTGATGGAGCCGGATTTGAATCAGGAAGTTTACGGCCTGCCGGAATACCTTTCGGCGATCCCGTCCACCCTGCTAAACGAGTCGGCAACGCTGTTCCGCCGCAAATACTACCTTAACGGCAGTCACGCCGGTTTCATCATGTACATGACCGACGCGGCGCAGAATCAGGAAGACGTGAATAACATCCGCCAGGCAATGAAAAGCGCCAAGGGGCCGGGCAACTTCCGCAACCTGTTTATGTACTCGCCGAACGGTAAGAAGGACGGTATTCAAATCATCCCGCTTTCTGAGGTGGCGGCTAAGGATGAGTTTCTGAATATCAAAAACGTGAGCCGTGACGACATGATGGCGGCACACCGCGTGCCGCCGCAGATGATGGGTATCATCCCCAACAATACGGGCGGTTTTGGTGACGTGGAAAAGGCCAGCCGTGTATTTGTACGTAACGAGCTATTGCCCCTTCAAAAGCGATTTGAAGAATTAAATGAATGGATAGGAGATGCTGTGATTTCTTTCAATTCATATGCATTGGATTAATTCACTGGGGGCTTAGCCCCCTATGGATTATTGATTGAGTACATAAGATAACATTGAAATATACTGTTCAACTTCACCATCCCATATCTTTCCCGATTCGCCTATAACCTCGAAAACATCTTTAAATAAAAAGTCACCGACCTCTTTCAATTTATCCATATCCTTTACGCCCTCAGGCATGATTTCAAATATGTGCATATCTATATTTGCTTTCCGCTGCCCTCCTGAATCGACTGCTGAACACCTATCAATAAATTCATTAAGAGTCATTCCTTTTTGACTACATACATTCAAGAGAGTTTCAAGTCCATCAATCGTAATGTAATAAATCCTAGAAAGAGGTATAGGTAAGCGAACATATTTTTTTTCCAATTCGCTGGTTAAGCTAGGATAAATCAATGATTCTACATCGAGACCATGTGATAGATAATGGTCACGGTGTACAACAATAAACATTGATAGCTTATCTGTATCGGTAAACGTTTTGGCTTGAGTGAGGTTGTAAGCCGTATGCTCCCCTTGGAATATTCCTTTGATAAAGCTTGACTCCAATCTTTCTCTTATTTTTTTCGGATCACTTGTGACTTTTACAAAAGGCGCTGGTTCAATAGCTTTACAGTCAATCAAAACATGACCATCATTCTCGCGTAGAATAAAATCTACGGACTTACCCTCGAGTTTATTTTCCTGATAAATCTTTTTGATAAGAGCTTCGTTTATAAAGCTGTAATCGTAATTAGAAAATACGTTTGCTGTGTAATTTTCAAGTGTTTTCCCAAAAGCAACCTTATATTCTTCCTTGAAGGATGATTTAAATAGTTCTGGCACAAAATTAACCAAGGCGGCTTTGAGTATTTTTTTTGAGAGCACCACAACACCTTCTTGCGCCATAAGCACAGGCTTCCTTAGCATTGGTGTATCTTCGTAGTATTCAATCGTCAGAGGTTTGGCAAATTTGTAAGGCTCTAAATAACTTCTTAATTCGTCAGGCTTCAATGATATTAACATTAAAAATTTCTTAACTTGCTCAATCCCAACTATAGGGGACCAGTGCATAATAAAAATTTTATATGGGAAAACTTCCGAATCCGTAGCATCATTTATAGAAGAAACGATTATGAAATAACTAGCCATCCTGTAAAAGTTTTTAAGGGAAAGACCAGTTTTTGATTCAAATTTTTCTTCGTAGAAAGCACCTTCTTCACAATACCATATGTACTGCCTTATAAGAGATGCAAAATTAAATTTATCGGTCTGCTGATATAGAAACTGGTTTATCATCATTCTTCTTATGCCGAGAATTACATTATTCTCAGCATTTAAATTAGATGCTTCTGATTGCAAATCGTAGACTCTGTTTATTATATTAACAAAGTCCTCATACCTCATTTCAATAGCATCTTTGTTTTGAGGCGTTGTAAATTTCCACTTTAATGCAAGATAGCAACACCATGGGAAATTAGCAATGATGCCTACCTTTTTATCACGAAGCTCATGGAAATGTTTATAAAACTGCCTCAAAAAATCATCATCTTTAAATCGTGCAAGCTTACGCTTAATAGCGTTCGCTTTGATTGAATAAGAATAAGGAGTTATGGTTTTAATTCTGATTAACAATTTTATGCCTTTAACTGAGGATGAAAGGGTAACAGGGATGATAGGAAAGAAGCAGCAACGTTTATCACTTGGATCATTATCTTATAGTACAGAAGTCAGGGTCAATCTCTAGCCGAGCTTCTTGAGGAATCGCACTCAAACTTTACACTTGGCGCGCGCTCGTACCCCCGCCACGCCTGCGCGCTTTACGATGTGGTTTTCATGCACCTGCAGGACATAAACGAAAGCCCGCCAGAACTGGCGGGCCGGGGCAGAAATGATCCTTTTGGGATCATGCAATTTCATGCAGCATAGTCATGCACTCTCTGAGTTATTACCCTTAACCGGTTCTGGCGTGGAATAATCCTCAAATGACTTGTAGGTATCGGTATCAAAAAGCGATACGCCTTCAATCTGGTCCATAGGGATGACATGCCGAAAATGGGTGATGGTGAGCGGAGAAGAAACGGCTGTAATGTCTTTTTCCAGGTAAAGCTCGAAATATCTGTGCTGTTCATGGTAGCGCAACGTATCTTTGTCGCGATAACCACTGATGTAGGGAATGATTGCAAGGTGCTGTGTATCGTGATGCTCCATTCGAGGAGCTGCAACATAGCCGATATAGACCTTTCGTGATTTAAGGGTGACGAAAATCAGTTTCCCTTCATCAATAGCCTGAAGCAGAAGCGCCTCAATTCCATCCTGTGCAGCCATTTCTCTATATGCTTGCAACCGAGCATCTTCATTTTCAAGTGCCTTTTTAGCATTATTGCCCTGATCTATTGCAAGCCAGACAGCCATTGCTAGAGAGAGGATGAAAAAGAGGGGGTATGACATAACCTTGATATCTACCATCCACGAGTACCAATCAGCGTGAAGACTGGGCCATATGAGCCCTAGTAGATTTACTATGCTGCTTGAAATGAGAAGGAGAATAAAACCCGAAGCTACGACACCAAAGCCTTGAATTGCAAATTTACATCCGTGCATTGCAACATAAAAATATGCGTTCCAGCCGTCGCTTCGAGCTAGCTTGATGCGGGATTGGTAATGATTTTGTGTGTACCAAAACCCGCATACTAGAACAACCATAATGATCAGCGGACCCATCAACTATCCCTGTCTTTTAGCAGCCAACTCTTCCATACGCGCACGCATTGAGTCACGTACCTGCTGATTTTTCATGTTAACCGTCGCTGAGCCGTTCAGGTCGGTGATAATTTTACCATTCGAATTGCTGACATCATGACGGATAGCTTCCTGCATGATCTTACCCGGAGCGGATAACATCCTTCTGAGAAGTTCGGTCATATAACCTCCTGATGACACAAACGCCGCTGGCAGCGGCGCTTACTGTGTGCTTCTACCTAACTATAGGACAACTGCAGAATAACAAAATTCGGCAGGAGATACTTCTTAACTCACTTTAACAACAGCAATCAACAATTTTAGATGAAATGTTCATCATGGCCTAACGCCTCGCGGTGCTCGTTGTTCAACCCTGCCGACGCCAAAAGCAAGTTTTGCCGCCAGCACGGTTATCAGTGTAACCAACTGTCATCTTCCCAAACGTTTTGTAGGAGATCATTGAGACGGCGCTTATCCTCATCGAGACTGAACCCCAACATTTCAATGCTGGTATAACTTCCCTGCCGAACTCGTACAAGGGTTTCAGGAAACAGCGCTTGAATCCGCTTGCTGACTTCATCCTGAAAGGCACTCAAAATCGACTGGCTTAGTTTTTGATTTTTATCGAGTATGATTTCAACGCGCATACCTTCTCCTTCTAGTGATCGAGTGGGGCAGCGGAAAAGATTACAGAAAATTGCCTATTTCGAACTTCCATTTCTCCAGCAATATCCGCGATTAGGCTCAAGGCTATTTCCCTGTCGCCCTCCCTGCACAAACCTTCGCTTGCCAATCTGGCAATCAATTCAACACGTTCCAGCCGCACGCGCTCTTGTAAATCATCTTCCATCTTGCCCTCCCCACCGAAACACTGTACATAAACACAGTATAGTTATTTTGAATAATTGTGAAATGATTTTTTACGTCAAAATGGCACTAACCTCGCATGATGTGAGGAATTAATAATCATGAGGACCAACGAGTTATGAGAAAAGCGTGTATTGATTTGATGGCTGGTACTAAGGCCGTATTACTGTTAGCAGGCGATCTTGGAACAGGCCAGTGTCTACATATGGTTGTAGTTTCTGAAGATATGACCCAATCAGTTCCGACAGAAAAATGGGCAAAGGCGCTAGCTGTATGCCAGCAAAAAGCTATTGAGCTTAAGTATGAAGTTACCCGCATCCGTGGTGGTGCTCTGGCAGGGATTCCACGAGCAGGCTCATCCAATAATTAAATCCAACTCTTCCATTTATCATCTTCCTGCAGGCGTTCATTTTGGAAATAAATTCGCATTCCGGCGCCTGAGTTCAGGCTTCCGCCTGATAGAAGCATATTGATTTCTGCTGCGTCACCTTGAAAACCTCTCAGCTGTAACTCTGCGACAAGCTGCGCCTTCTGAAAACCATCAATTTCCTTAAGGCAGCTCTGTCTTTTCGGTGGCTTTACCATTCTGAGTCGCGCCAGCAATTCCCGTCGTTCTTTTCTACTCATATTGTCGAAGTCCACTGGCACAATCTGTGCCGCTTCGCCCTGTTCAGAAGTCTCAGGAAATTCAAAATCACTCTCTGATATGTTCATATTTTCATCATGGGGACAGTTATTGCCACGAGTCCAAGGGGCGCAAGCGCCCTGGTCGGCTGTCGCCTCCTGAACGTCAACGGCTTTCCGAACCATTTTCCACTTGGTAGCGTGCGTGCAAATCCGCCCCTCGACTAACGGAGACCAGATGCCATAAATTCGGGTGCCATGATCACCGTATGCGCTCGGCTCGTCGTTAAGCTCATAAGCCGTTCTGGCGATGTGGTGCTTACGTGGCACCAACACGCCGCCCTGCTTCATTATGTAGGTAGCGAAACACCCAGCATCAGCAGCGGCAAGTACCGCATCAAGTTGTGCATTTTCCAGCACCTGCGCACCGGCTTTTTTATCGCTCTGCATTCGAAGCGCTTGGCTGGCGAGCAATCGCAATTCCCGGTATGCCTGACGCCCCGGAATGCCAAAGAATCGGAACTGCTGAACCCGGTGCAGTGAAGCCCATGTACTAACATGCTCAGCGTTATCGCGCAGTGATTTACCTGTTTCTTTGCTGATTTCATCACCAAGCCCGCGCCCATCAATGTTTTTACTGACGTATTTAGCGATGTAGCTGGTCGGTGTACCTTTGCGTGAATCAATTAACTCAGACTTGAAACGCGGACCAGTGTTATTGCCCAGCTCCTCGCGGTCTTCGCGAATAGCGAACTTACGCAGCAACTCGGTGATCGAGCGGCGGTCTTTTTTGCGCATGAAGCACAACAAATGCCAATGAACAGTTCCATCATGATGTGGCTCCGCAACGCGAACGCCATACCAGCGCATTCCTGTTTTGTGCATGGCTTTGCGGAAAGCAGCAAAAGTGCTGACCAGATAGTCGCTACTCTGTCGCACTGATTCACTGGTCCACTTTGGGTTTGGTCTGCCGTTGTTAAGCGTGGCGTGGAAACGTGAGGGGCAAGTGATGGTATAGAACACCGAACAGTCGCCCCGCATTTCAGCAATGAGCTCCAGCCCTTTAACGCAGGCCATCATTTCATTGCGACGATGCGCCGGATTGCTGTTGCTGGCGTTCACCACCTCTTCCATATCGAGCGTGTCACCATCTGCGTTTACCAGCTCATGCGAACGGAAAAACTCCAGTGATTTGCGACGCTGTTCGCGCTTATGAATCACGGCCTCATAACTGACGTACGGCGATGATTTTTTATTTACCAGACAGGCGGCGCGTAGCTGTTCCTCTCGCCATTCGCATCGCATTTGCCAAAGCTTGCGATACCACCAATCAGCACACAGCATGCGAGCCAAAGAAGGCGGGATCAGATCGTAATTAACTGGTTTGCGGCGGCGTTTCTTTCTGCGCAGGTACTCAAATGCGGGAGGGATGACATCAAGGCGCATAGCTTCAGCGGCAACAGCTTCCCATACCTGCCGCACCTGCTCTGGTTTTACATCGTCAGAAACAAAAAGATCGGTACTCGCGGCATCAAGGCACATGTTCATGTGCGCACTAACTAACGTTGATAACCTTTTTACCTCATTCTGATTCATTTCAGGCAGGGTTATCAGCCCCTCAAGCCCGTTATGGCTCGCCATGAAACGGAAAGAAGCAGATACCTGGCTATCGCGTACTCGCTCCAGCCGCTTGAGGCAGGGCCGGATTGTTTCTCGCAGATAACGGGAATATGCCTGCGGTTTGCCTAATCCATGGAAGAACTTAATTTTTTCCATCAGCGGCTTGCTGATGTGGGGCGGCTCAGCACTGACGTTCGCAACGATGATTAGGTCAGGGTTAAATCTCTGCTGCTCACGGGCCATTTTGGCGCGGCTTATGAGTCTGTCCTGCTCCATATCACGCTGAATAGGATCGCGTGCGTCATTGTAAAAATAGCGATTCCAAACCTCATCACTCAAAGCTTCGCGGCGCAGCTGCTCCTGCTGGTTATCCGCAGCATAAAGACTGATCAGGTTTGAAAGCGCAGAAACCGGCGCTACTTCCGCCGGGTCTGTTTGTGGATTGATTGCTTTTTTTGGTGCGTTCCACGGGTAAGCATAAGATCCAATCATGCAACCGTCTCGCCAGCCGCCATATCGATACCGCTCCAAATCAGGCCGCTTTTTGGTTTGCGTGAAGCGATAATTTCCGCTGCGCGCTTGCCTTCGCCGGCTTTAACGCCAACCGAGCGAGCCACAGTGATTTTGGTAATGTCGAAAGCGCGATAAATACTGCGGGTGAAAAGCGTGTCGCTATTGGACAGGATTACCGGGTTATGCTCGGAAATGCCCAGCAGATAACAGGCCAGATAGTGCTGGTCGTCCTCATTAAATCCACCTGTGTGATATTCGGTGAACGTGCCGTGATATGGCGGATCGCAATAAACGACATCACCAGCCTTTACCATGCCAAGCGTTTCCTGATAGCCAGCGCAAATGAACGTCGCGCGCTGCGCCTTCTCAGCAAACATTTCAATTTCATAAAGCGGGTAATAGGGTTTCGCGTAATGTCCGAAAGGAATATTAAATTCGCCCTTGAGGTTGTAGCGACAAACTCCGCGATAACCGTGGCGGTTCAGGTACAGAAAATGTGCCGCACGCTCCAGCAGGGGCATTGATGCATTTTCATTAAATTCTTTGCGCACACGGTAATAACTTTCTTCCGTCGTGTTTTGGCTGAATAAAGCCATCGCCACCACGATAAACGGGCGCGTGTGCTCTTTAATCTGGCGGTACATGTTTATGAGGTCGGGATTAATATCAGCGACCAGATATTCGGGATAATCTGTATTCATCATAACCGCGCATGAGCCTGCGAACGGCTCAACAAGGCGATCACCCGCAGGAAGGTGAGCGGAAAGTTCAGCCATAACACGGACCTTACTTCCCGGCCATTTCAGAATGGTGTTCATAACGCCGCTCCTTTGTAATGAGCGTTTTTCAGCTCAATGATTTCTTTGCAGGTAACGCAAAAAGAAACACCCGGCAGCGCACGGCGGCGGGCTTCAGGAATTTCGGCATCACATGACAGGCAGAAAAATTCGCTTGCGCCGGTAGGGTGCTGCTTAGCGTTTGCCAGATTGCGCGCCAGTTCTTCTTCAACGCGCTGCTGCACCAAGTCCATTGAATCCGTCATCAGTGCAGCTCCTGTGATTGGTTTTCAAAACGCACGGACTCTTTGTCCAGCAATTCGATAATTTCTGTAGCGGTCATTTCTTTTTTACGAGCATGAATAGCTAGCGCAGCCAGACGAACAGAAATAGCCAAAGCATCATCTGAACGCTGTTCATTTTTGGCTTTACTGAGCAACGCACTAAGAGCTTCGTCATCGGCCTTAAAATTACGAGTTTCAATATTTCGCATATTTAAATCTCCAGAATTTGGGCAAAAGAATGCCCGGCGGGTTTACGCCATTATTTTTTTGAGTCTTATTTACTCAGGTAAAAAACAGTCAGCAGTTGAAAAGCGGCCAGGCAAAATTCGGCCCCAACGCACAACTTTATTCATTGCGATGATTATTAACTCGCGGCGGCGTTCATCGAAATATTCAAAAGGCTTTCCGATTTCCTCCGGTTTGAATGTCTTAGGATTATCACGATTAGCCAAGGTCATTACGCAGAACTTAAATTCATCATTCTGACGATTAAAATAACGCAGTGCCGGGTTTGCGTTGTTATCACGCATCTGACGCCACTTTTTGCGAAATTCATCAAACGTCATTGGCTGAATTTTATCAACACGTGCGCCCATCAAATGAATTTTGGAAAAACTGGCGGCTTCGTGTTGTTTCGGTACTTCCCATAAAACTCGCGGCATATTAACCACCGATAAGTTTACGCAAGCGGATTAACAATCCGGCGCGTTTTGATGATAGATCACGTAGCAGAGATTTCTGGTCAGCACATGGATGCCAGCGCTTGCCGTTCTCGCCCATAATCCAGCCGTTGCCATATGACATAGACGGGCTTTGGCGCTTGAGGTGGGCTGCAAATGAAATCATCGCGCGCCTCTCAGTTCAAACCAACTGAAGCGCTTAGGCCGCTGATCGCATCAACGGTAGACGCCAAAGTGGGGTTTGAATGAATGCGGCTCTGGACTGCAATTGCGGCCAACATCAGGCAGCGAATACCAGTATTGGCCGCTTCGACAACACCACGGCGGCAGGTGGCTGTGATTTTCTCAGCGCTTGCCGCTTTAGTTGCCAAAATGCCAACCTCGGCAGTTGCTTTCAGCACGTATGCTGAATACTTCTCGTCTGCTACTTCATTCACCGGCACACATGGAAGACATTGCAGTTGTGCTAACGCTCCATCTATCAACGCCGCGTCTTCTGTCAGATCAGTCAGCAGAAGCATTTCGGCCACAGTAAGTTGATGCACTTGATCGGGATTCAACTTATTACGCAAAGCCTGAACTTTCATATTGGCTTGCTGAGCAAGCTCTGTCATGTTGTGCGTAAGAGCGAACTTGCGGCAAGCTTCATCAAAGTGGTTATGGGTGGAAACCTTAAAATCAAACATGATTAGTCCTTGTCTAATATCTAAGATTTATTGCGCATTGAGCGAAATATCACATTCGCTTAATGCCTGAACAGTCAAGGCTGCCATGTTGATTTCAACTAAACCTTTTTTCTGAGCGCCTTTAGGCTTAATTGGCAGCTTTCCATATGAAATCAGTTTTTCAGCAGTGCTTTTAGACATGCCAGTGCGGCGGCAATACTCATCCAATGGGATGTAGGGATCAGGAATCACGATTGTAATGTTTGGGCGCATAATGCAAACTCCATTCGTTTAGGGACACGCCAATGTCCACCAATATCAGCCAATGTTCGCTTTAACCGACAACATGGAGTGACTCTAATTCGACTAAGTCGAAATATCAATAAATATTTCCACTAAGGCGAAAGATCAGAATCTTATGAGTAAATTCCCTTTTGAACAGATTGGGCACAGTAGCGAGGTTCTTAACCGCATTGTTGAGGCTTACGGATTCACCTCGAAGTTGCAGCTAGCCGACCACTTTCAAATGGCTGCAAGTAGCCTATCCGCTAGGTACAAGAGGGGAATTTTCCCTGCGGATATGGTGATCAGATGTGTTGCTGAGACAGGAGCAGACCTTGAGTGGCTGTCTACAGGTTATGGAAAGAAGTTTAATGATGGGGAATTGGACGTTCTGAAGTTACCACGCAGCAAAATCGTAGACGGCCAAATGTATGAAGCTGGATTTTATCTGCTGGATAAAGCGTCATTTCTACCCGGCAAACTCACTCCTCAAGATGCGATATGTATTATTGATTCTTTCACTCAGTACATAGTAGACCGTGATTACTCAGAAATTTATGACGATGAATGGTTAGTCGAAATTGAGGGGAAAATCAGCGTTAGAACATTGACCCGAATCCCTATTAAGAAAGTCCGAGTTAGTGGCGTTGGAATGGCTTTTGATTGCTCTTTGGAAGATATAGACGTATTGGGACGCGTTGCACTTACAATAAAATAATAAGGCATATTAGAATGTTAGACTACAAAACAGCATCTAAAGAAGATTTGAAGCAGGAAATGAAAAGGCTTGCGTCTGTAGTTTCAGATGCACCTTTTGGGACAAAAAAAGAGTTCTATCACCTCCCTGAAATACTAGGAGCTAGTGAAACCCCTCTCGCGATTGCCAGTGGGATGATGGATGGCAACACCTGGTTAATTACTCTGACCAATAAACGAGTGATATTTCTAGACAAAGGGATGCTTTACGGAGTTAAACAAGTAGATATCAACTTGAATAACATCGTAAGTGTTGGTGGTAAAACCGGCTTATTGCTGGGTGAAATCATGATTTCAACTAGCGGTCAAAATTACACCATCAAAAACGTTATGAAGGGCTCAGTCATTCCGTTCACTAACTTAGTGAACGAAACTCGCAATAATCAGACCCAACCACAAAAAGCTGAACATCAACCATCCAAAACATCACTATCGTTTGATGAACAAATGGCGAAGATAGAACGCCTTGCCGAAATGAAAGATGATGGAATTCTTACAGATGAAGAATTCCAAGTTCAAAAACAACGCATTCTAAATGGTTAATTATGCCAGTTCGAAAGCAACCCAATGGACAGTGGATAGCTGACTTTTATACTGTCGATCGAAGCAACGGCAAAGAAGGCAGACGCGTACGTAAAAAGTTCGCAACTAAAGGTGAAGCGCTTGCCTTCGAAAATTATACCCTCCAAAAAATTGATGACAGTCCTTGGCTTGGTGAAACTAAGGAACGGCGCAAGTTAACTGACTTAGTACATCTTTGGTTTGAACGACATGGCATAACCCTGCGAGATGGTGAGAAACGTAAAAGCTCAATGTTATGGGCTGCAGAGTGCATGGGGCATCCACTGGCAACTGAGTTTAACGCGCAGTTGTTTACTACTTATAGAGCTAAGAGGTTAGACGGCAAATTTGCTCGCACTAAGCGAGTCAGCCAAGTTTCACCACGAACAATGAATCTTGAGCACGCCTATTTTTTAGCGGTATTTAATGAATTAAAACGACTCGGAGAATGGGCGGCCCCGAACCCGCTGGAGAACGTCCGCCAATTTCGCACTGATGAAAGTGAAATGGCATATTTGACTGAGGAACAAATTGACTTGCTATTAGCTGAATGCCGAAACAGTAGTGCCAAGGATTTAGAAATCATCGCGAAATTGTGCCTAGCTACTGGTGCGCGCTGGGGTGAAGCTGAAAGTCTGAAACGTAGCCAAGTATCAGCAGGAAAGATCACCTTTATAAAAACCAAAGGTAAACGCAACCGCAGCATTCCTATTGATTCCGAATTGACTGACGTACTACCAAAGAAAAACGGGAATTTATTTTCACCTTGCTATTATGCATTTCGCTCTGCACTTGAACGCGCTGGCATAGAGCTACCTCCTGGGCAATTAACCCATGTTTTGCGGCATACCTTTGCAAGCCATTTCATGATGAATGGTGGAAATATTTTAGTGCTGCAAAAAATCCTCGGGCACACCGACATTAAGATGACTATGAGGTATGCGCACTTTGCCCCGAATCACCTTGAAGATGCATTGCGACTGAACCCCTTGAAGTGTCGCAAAAGTGTCGCTCTAACATAAGAATATTGGGGTATATTGGTGGATATTGATTTTCTAACCCAATGATTTACATATAAGTCATTGATTATACGCTGACTACTATGGTTCTCATAATCGCTTGGTCGCTGGTTCAAACCCAGCAGGGGCCACCAAATTTAGTGATGAAAATCATGCAGTTAAGCCACCTTCCTTGAGGTGGCTTTTTCGTATTTGGCTTTCATTGCCCCCTTTTTGTCCACCGAGATCCAAAAGCTAGACAGCAGCATCTATCATTTGTGAACATAAGACGCTGGAACTAACTCAATGCGTAAGGAATACCTAATGATTTATGATTGTTTTTTATACTACGACGAAGATATGCTACTTGATATAAGATTAAATAGTTTGGACGATGCCGTAGATTATTTTGTCATTGTAGAATCTACTCATACATTCACTGGGAAACCTAAGAAATTAAATTTCGATATAGATAAATATGAAAGATTTAAAGATAAGATTATCTATGTTGTCTTTGATGAGTTACCAATTCTAGAAAATGGTAAAGCAGGGAACTATGATGCCTGGGCAAACGAGGCTGCAACAAGAAACGCTATAATGCGAGGATTAAAAAAGGCTAAGGATGAAGATTTGATATTAATTTCCGATGTTGATGAAATTTTTAACTCAGAAATTATAAAAAAAATAAACCCCAAGAAATTATGTACGATATTGTATATGCCTTTTTATAATTATCAATTTAATCTTCAAGTATTCAATGCTGACGGATCAGAGCGTCAATGCCGATTACCACGGGCTACTAATATGCATAATCTCAAACATTATTTTGACGGTAAGCCAGAGTTGTTCCGAAACATAAAGAAATCAGAATTATACAGTCATTTTATTTCAAGAAACTGGTTTAAGTTACGCAGCAAGGTCATAAAAAATGCAGGCTGGCATTTCTCATGGATTATGACTCCAGAACGGATATCAGAAAAAATGTCTTCAATTTCTCATACCGAATATGATTTACCTCATTTAAATAATAAAGAGCACATTATTGATGCGCTGAAAAATGGTAAAGATTTATGGAATAGGGAAAGAAAACTTGTCAGGCAAGAGTTAACTAATGATAAATTCCCATCTTACCTTGTTGCGAACAGAGAAAAATTTAAACAATTCGTCTTGTGATAATTTAGGTTGACAATAAACGGTTAATTCTTAGCGTCATTTAAACTTTTGGAAAGCACAACCACCTATAATCGTGCTAATTTTTAATGACGCCTGACACTGTTTTTACCCCTCTGTTTTTCAGTCCATTCGAATCAGTCAATTTTACCGCAGCCCCCTAACCAATCATGGCCAAATGGACATTGCTTACGCTCAAGCAGCAGATCCATTCAAGATCCAATAATCTGCAAATAACAATCTTGTCTTTTTCTCATTGAGCTGTGCAATTACCAAGATCCAATATTGATCCTTCAAACTGAAAAGCACTCAAAATCTTTTCAAGATTTTAATTTGCCTAATTACATCAGAAAGCCAGCAGCTGCGTGCACTGGCGCATCGGTTTGCATAAAAATAAAACTGAAAAATTTTTATGATGTAAAACCCACAGGCGGGTGCGATGTAGCGCCGTTTTCGTCATTGTGGGGCTGTTGCTGCACCTGTGCCCTACTGTGCGGATGATCCATGTGAGGGTGATTAGTCGAGTGGCTGTTCTGATGCGTGCGGCTACGTGCGTTCTGTGTGGTGTGATAGCAGGCATAAAAAAACGCTGTGTTAGCAGGTCTGGTGAAGTGGATAATTTACCGATAACTTGAGAATATTTCGCGGCGAGTGCAGTGACATGTATGGCACTTTTCCCGATGGCGACTCTGTTGGTTGGCTGCCCGGTAGACGGGTGCGTATGACTTGCCATTCACTGCATAAGCGCAACACTGTCAAGCATCAACTGCGCCACGTTGATTTGCTCTGAACCAATCCAAACCACTGGCGCGATAGTCTCCTGACGTGTAGCCGCGACGCTTTGCCTGATTTCGTAAAAGATTAGGCTCAACATAAGCCTTGGCTGGGAGATAAAGCGGATAAGCGAGAAGATCACCCGCTCCAGCCGAGTGAAGACGGTTACGCCGCGCACTGTTAATTTAGAGCTGGCATATTTTAGGGCAATGTTTAACGAGCTACGCCGGTTAGATTAATGAACCGCTCCGAACTCGCTTGAAAACGTGCGCGAGTTTAAAATCAGTGAATCGGAGATGGCGTTTCTCACCATTGAGGAAATTAAAACACTCCTCGCTGAATGTGGGAACAGCCGTTCTAAAGATTTAACTACTATTATGAAGATCTGCCTGGCAACTGGCGCACGTTGGAGTGAAGCCGAAGGCTTAAAGGGCAACCAAATCCGCGCCGGTCAGTTCATCTATGTGAAAACTAAAGGCAAGAAAAACCGCGAGGTGCCGATAACTAAAAAATTACAAGCTGATCTGCCAGCCTGCAGGAAAGCACAGGTGCTCTTTAAACCTTGTTACTTAGCCTTTAGGAAGGCCATGCAACGTGCCGGTATCGAAACACCTGCTGGGCAGTTTTTGCACGTTTTGCGCCACACGTTCGCGTCTCATTTCATGACGAACGGCGGCAATATTCTCGTACTTCAGCGGATACTGGGGCATACAGATATTAAGGTAACAATGAGATATGCGCATTTTGCGCCAGATCACTTGTCTGAAGCTATTTTACTTAACCCTCTCAGCAAAATGGAATCGTGATGGAGAAGGAAATTCAGTGTGATGATTTAGAACTCGAAGAACTCCTATGCGTTAGGGTTTTCAGTAATACATTTCATGTAATTGGCTTGGATAGGTATTACAAAGCGATAACAGAATGGGCTGAAAGAAAAGTCTTAACAGGCGAAGAGTCTGATACTCTCCTTATTCGGTCATCTCTGAATTTAGAGCCGATACCTGATCGTAATGAAGTAGAGCAATATCTAAAAATTTACCAGCGAGAGATGAACATACAAAATCCACATCCTCATTACAGCGCATTAGTATGGCTACGGATGCAAATAGGATATTTGATTGCTTCTAAATCCGGTGAAGATGTTGAGGGCAAGCTTGCATTATTTACTCATTATTTCTTAGATTTTCCGCCAAGAGCTTTCGCCAGATCAGCGAATATTCTATCCAATTTTTATTGGGAACTGTTTGACGAAGTAATACCTATCTTTTATTCAAAAGCTTCTGAAATGAGTGAAAACGAACTCATTTTGCATGTTAAAGAGCGTCTAACCCCCCTCTACAGGAAGTTAGACAACTCTGACTGGATGGGAATTCTAGCTAGAGAAATTTTTGTGTAGAAATGGCAGCAGAGCGCAACGCTATGTGCCACTTTTCATCACTATTCGGCTCAAAGAAAACATTAAATTCAGTAAATTACTGATTCCACTCGCTATAAATTTTAACTTGTTACCGCTTGGTCGCTGGTTCAAATCCAGCAGCGCCACTAATTTTAGTAATGTAAATCATACTGTTAACCCATCTTTTTCAAGGTGGCTTTTTTGTTTGTCATTCACAGTGGCGATCAAATGGCGATACGTTTTCTAAAGCGATTCTAAATATCAATCACGCTCCAACTCATTCACCTGCCAACGCACCGAACTTACGCCCTTCTCCAGACTAATGCGGCTCACCAGGCTTTCCAGCTGATCGGTTAAAGTGGGATTGCCAATCACCTCAGCATTCACCTCCATGCGATGCGGCGGATCCAAATCCTCACTGTGCAGTGATTGCAGGCGCAATCCGCTGCCGCCCAGCGTGTGCAGCATTAGGCTGCGAACCTGAACCTCATCCTGCGCGAGGCAGATGATTTGTACTTTGTAGTGTTGCATCGCTTCGGCTGCTGAGACGATGGTTTGGCGGTTGATACCCAAAGCCAGTTCACGCAGCAGTATATTCGCGCACAGGATCACCACGCAGCCGAGGGCCGCCTCCAGCAGCAATCCCATGCTGCACAGCACGCCAATGGCGGCGGTGCACCACAAGGTGGCGGCGGTATTCAATCCGCGGATGTTCAAGCCATCGCGCATGATGACTCCGCCGCCGAGGAAACCGATACCGGAAACCACATAAGCCGCAACGCGTGACGCATCCGTAGCGATGCCGGGCACGCTTTGTGTCATCAGAACGAAGAGACAAGCGCCGGTGCTCACCAGCGCATTGGTGCGTAATCCGGTCATGCGTTGACGCAGTTGGCGCTCACTGCCGATCAGCGCACCCAAAACCAGCGCGACAGTGACGCGCAGTAAAAAGATTTTCCAATCCATGATAGACCTCAATCCGCAGCTTTCTGTTTGCGGAACAACAGGTTAATAAATGGATTACAGACAGTGCGAATACCGCTGGGAACCAGCCGCATTGTGCTTATGAAAAGGGGTGATTCTGGAAGGAAATTCACCGTCTTAACGCGCAGTTAAGACAGCGTGAAGGCTATCTTACCGCGAGGTCCTGCTGTAATCGTTTGGGACTTGTGTCCAATGCCGTTCTCCTCTTGGGTAAAAATTCGCCGCGATTCTAAAGTGACTTACGCAGCATTGCCAACTCAAATAGCCCGTTCGTTTACGTTGGGTTAAAACAAAAAACCCGCCGAAGCGGGTGTATGGAATTGTTATCGCCCCGTCGTTAGCCAACGACTTAGCGTGCCCGAGTTAGCATATCCGCTGATAATGGCGGCATAGCTATCGAAACGGTTGCTGACTTCACTGACCTGGTTGTTGTACAGATCGCTTTCTGCGCTCAATACATCCAGCAATGAACGGCGGCCTAAGTGATACCACTGATCAAAGAAGTCCTTACGAATCCGATCGGATTCCACAATCAGGTTTTTATACAGTACGGCGCGTTCCGCTGTTGAGTGGGCATTCTGGTTGGCAGCACGCACACGATTTTCCAGATCGCGGCGTTGCTCCTGCACCTGCTGACGACTCGCCTCGGCACGTTTAATCGCCGCAATTTCCTGAGCGTTGGTTGAACCGCCGCGGAATAAGCCCCAGCTAACGTTCAGGCCGGTTTGCCATGCCTGTTGTCGTCCGAGCTGGTCTTCACGAGTGTTTTTGCTTACCGTCCAGTTGAGCTTTGGCAGGCCAG